GGTAATAAATGCATAAGGAAAATTTTCCTATGGTCAGAATTACATGGCTTGACGCAAAAGACATGGAAACAGGTTGGTTACATTTAAAAGAAATTTTAGATGCTCCGTTGGCCGTTTGTCAAGAAGTGGGATACATGGTTGTAAATAACGATGACAAAATAGTTATTATGAGGTCATGGTGTGTAGACAAGGACGACAACCATGGTGGTGGTGCGATAGCCATACCAAGAGGGTGGGTTAGAAAAATAGAATATTTACAGGTAGAATATGCAACACAATAAAAATACAGAGTTTGTAATGTATGTAGACAACTTTTTATCTATAGAAACTTTAGAATCATTACAGGAAACTTTTCAAAAAATTAATTACGGCGAGGTAAAAAATCCAGAGGGTCAAGTCTATGGCCATAGACACACATTTCCCCATAGTTTTCACAGTGATCCTTTGTTAAAATTAATAAAGAATTATTTTTTTCCTAGCAGAAACCTTGAGCCAATATCTGTGAGCGCTCACGTAAGACAAAATAATAAAGAGCCTCTTTTTCACGTTGATGTTGAAAAAGACAATGTTGCAAATTTTTTATTATTTGTTAAGGGACAGCCTCTTCTTAATAACGGCACAGGATTTATGACAGGTAAGTCACTATCTTCTCACATTGGGTTTATTGAAAATAGAGCTTTATTTTTTAATGGTAGCAAAATACCTCATTCTGATTTACAATCTTTTGGAGACAGTTCTAAAAGGTACACACTTAATATTTTTTATAAAGAATCTGAATGACAAAATTATTCGTAGGAACTCCGTGTTATGGAGGCATGCTAACATCAGATTATTTTAAAAGTTGTATGCAATTAGTAGCCTTATCTGCTCAAAATAAAATAGAATTACAATTTGGCACTATTGGCAATGAATCATTAATAACGAGAGCTAGAAACACTTTGGTTCAATTGTTTATGGATGGTGATTATACTCATCTTTTATTTATAGACTCTGATCTGGCATTTAATCCACAAGCAATTATTAGAATGTTAGATTATGATAAAGATGTAACCACAGGCATATACCCTAGAAAAACTATTGATTGGATAAAAGTAAAGAAAAATATAGAAATAGATTCAAATATATCTGAGGATGAATTGTTAGCTAAATCTTTGCAATATAATTTAAACGTTAAAAACCCAGAAAATATATTATTAGAAAAAGGATTTATTGAAGTATTAGATGGACCTACTGGATTTATGTTAATTAAAAGACAAGTTTTTGAGCAAATGGCAAATAGCTATCCAGATTTAAAATTTATTCCAGATCAGCACATAAATCAATCTCATGATAAAGAGTTTGATTACCACAATACGTCAGACTGGAATTATACCTTTTTTGATACAATGATAGAGCCTGAAACTAAAAGATATTTGTCAGAAGACTATGCTTTCTGTCGTTTATGGCAAAACATAGGAGGTAAGATATACGCAGATATTCTATCTGGCATGACACATTATGGTAATTATGCATTTAAAGGTAATGTAGGAACTCAATTCTTGCCTCAAAACAATAAGTAATTTATTATAAATTTATGCAATTAGTAGATCTTAAATTTAGACCAGGAATAGACAAACAGGACTCAGCTTATTCAGCAGGGGATCAACGTAAATACATTGACTCTGATTTTGTTAGATTTCATTACGGTAAACCAGAAAGATGGGGTGGTTGGACAAATTTACCGAATCCTAATAAAACTTTAGTGGGCGTTGTAAGAGACACTCACTCATGGGTTGGTTTAGATGGTTTAAGGTATTTAGCATTAGGCACAGATAGAAAATTATATATTTATACTGAAGGAGCAGTTCATGACATCACTCCTATTCGTGAAACTCAAGCTTTGACAAATCCTTTTACAACAAACGGCAGTACCACTGTGTCTGTAGCAGACACAAGTCACAACGCAAAACAAGGAGATTTTGTAACCTTCGATTCATTTTCATCAATAGATGGTCTTGATATGAACCAAGAGTTTGAAATTACATCAATTACCAGTGCAAACGCATATACAGTAACTCACACTAGCACAGCCTCTGGATCAACTTCAGGAGGTGGTGGATCTGGTAACGCAAAATATCAAATCAATGTAGGACCAGCTACATCCACTTACGGATTAGGTTGGGGAACAGATACTTGGGGCAGTGGGACTTGGGATACAGCGAGTTCTTCATCTGATGTGGTTATAGTGGGAAGAAACTGGTCTTTGGATAATTTTGGTGAGGATTTAATTGCTACTGTTTTAGATGGTGGCACATTTATTTGGGATACCTCTGGAGGTACAGGAGCAAGAGCTACTGCTTTATCCAACGCTCCCACTGCATCAAGATTTAGTCTTGTCTCCACGGACACTAGACATTTATTAATATTTGGTACAGAAACTACCATAGGTAGCACGGGAACACAGGATGATTTATTTTTTAGATTTTCTGATAGAGAAGACGCAACAGACTATACCCCTGTTGCAACCAATGAAGCAGGTTCATTACGTATATCTGATGGATCAAGAATTATTGGCGCTGTAAAATCAGCAGGGCAGATATTGGTTTGGACTGATACTTCACTGCACGGCATACAATTTGTTGGAACACCTTTTACTTTTGGACTAAGACAACTAGGAGCTAACGCAGGACTTATAGCACAACACGCAGCTATAGAAGTAAATGGTGTAGCTTATTGGATGTCTGATGATGCATTTTATCTTTATGATGGTGTTGTTAAAAAAATGCCTTGTTCTGTGCAAGATTTTGTTTTTGATAATATTAGTTATACAAATAAAAATGATATAGCAGTTGGCTTAAACACTGCTTACAATGAAATAATTTGGTATTACCCTTCAGCAAACGCATCACAAATTGATAGAGCAGTGGCATATAATTATTTAGAAGGCACTTGGTATACTTTAAGTTTGGGTAGAACTACATGGTTAGGAGCTTATGTTTATGAAAAACCTATTGCAACAGAATACAGTGCCAGCACTACAGCTAATGTGTCTACAATTCTAGGACTTACAGCTGGAGCATCTTTTGTATATGAACACGAATCTGGAAATAATCAGGCAGACGGCACTGCTATTACAGCTTTTTTAGAAACAGGTTCAGTTGAAATAGCGGACGGTGATCAGTTAATGTCTGTTAGTAAATTAGTTCCAGACTTTGATAATCTTGCAAACACAATGACAGCCACTTTAACCTTAGAACAATATCCTCAATCTAGTGCAAATGTCACAACAAGTGGTAGTATTACGAGCACAACAGAAAAAATTAGTATAAGAGGTAGAGGCAGAGCAGTAAAAATTAAGTATCAGACTAATACTGTTGACGACACGCCTTGGAGGCTTGGGTCACAAAAAATACAACTACGTCCAGATGGAAGAAGATGATATATATCAAAGACAATGTTTTGTCTGATGCTGATATCGAACAATTGAAACCAATTTACGCACAGCAACAATGGCATACTTTTGATCAAACTTTATTTGTAGACGTGTCGTCCAACAACGAATTTGTACAAAAAATAAAAAATAAAATAAAAAATGATCCTAATGAAAAAGTAACATTATTTGACGAAGTGGATTGGTCACAAATAATTGTTTACCCTACTGGAAGTTCTAAAAATTTTCATATTGATAACGCATCAGAGGATACAACTGGCACATCTGTAACGTTTTTAAATGATGACTTTGTTGGAGGAGAGGCAGTCGTTGAAGGTGTACAAATAACTCCTATAAAAGGTAGAACTTATTACATTGATGGAAAAATGTATAAACACGCTGTTTTAAATGTTATAAAAGGATCAAGATTTACTTTAACTAGCTGGTACAAAAGGGGCAGTTGATGGCTAAAATAACAATAACTAGATTACCTAACGCAACTCCAGAATATGATGCTGGTCAGTTTGATCAAATGATTAGACTACTTGACCAAATAATACTTTTACTAAATACAAACTATCAACAAGATTTAAAAGAAGAATCAGAATCGGAGGGTTTTTTCCTTGGCTAATACATTTAAAAGCGCAATGGTTGATATGACATCAACAGACTTAACAACCTTACTGACAGTGCCCACAGCTAATCCTGGTGCTACACCACCTGTGCCTCCTACAACTGACATAGTTAAATCTATCTTAATTTGTAATGATTCAGGAAGCACCACACTAGTAGATCTTGAGGTAGTTAGATCATCGGCAACTTTTGAATTATTCAAAGCTAAAAGTGTTGCCACTAACACTACAACAGAATTATTATCTCAGCCTCTTGTGTTGCAAGAATCGGACGTATTGAAAGCACAAGCTAATGCTGCAAATCAAGTCCATATAATTGTAAGTTTCATGGAGGTTACAAAAGGTCAACTTTAAATAGGAGAAAGTATGGAATTGCATTCATTATTTATTACACCAGTCATGATGACAGAAATAAAAGGCCATGGTCACTTGATTGACAGACTTTATGAAATTAAATCAAAGGATAGTAAGGGTATGCCTAAATCTAACGTTGGAGGATGGCATAGTAATGATTACCTTTATAAAAACGTTGAATTTAAAAGCGTTGTAGAAGACATACTTTATAATGCTAAAGAGTGTTTTAAACATTTAGATATACAAGATATTTGTAATCCTGAGATGACTGCTTTGTGGGGCATGATTAATCCACCTGGATCTCGTAATAACGTGCATACTCATCCAAATAGTTATTTATCTGGAGTTTATTATCTTAAAGTGCCTCAAAAAAGCGGTAATTTAATGTTTCTAGAGCCAAAACCACAGGCTGAGGTATTATCACCTCCAAAGAAAAAAGAAGCCTCTGTATACACTGCACACAGCGTTGCGTGGGAGCCTAAAGAGAACTCCTTGATTTTTTTCCCATCATGGTTACAACATGAAGTACTATTAAACACATCAAGTGAGGATAGAGTAATTTTAAGTTTTAATATAAGCTGGAGGAGAGAAGATGCCAATAATTAAAAATGCAGAGCAAATAGGAACAGTGACATTAGAAGATGGCAGAGTAGTTCCTAAATACAATGTAAAAACTGAAACTACGATCACTAATGTAGATACAGGTCAGGAATATGAGTCTGAAGAAGCTATGCAAGCTGACATAGATGACCCAAACACTTCAACAACTGCTGAAAAAATTAGACGAGATGTTAAAGTATTTGCTCCATCATTAAAAGATATGTTAGGTTCAACTCCTAAGTCTTAGGATTTTTTACATGAACAATCATCACAACAGTGTTGTTCACTGTTTTCTTCGTGTCTTTTAACGTCTCTCTCTACTGCTAATAGTCTTTCATGATATTTGCTCACCTTATCTGCAAGGTAGGCAATGGCTTTATTTAAATCTTGATTATCCATATTTGTCTCCTATGATTATTAATTTTGGTGAGAACCTAATGTAAACATGTTTTGTTTGAAATCAACAGAACTTTTTAAAATTGTTTTCTTGACAGAAAAATTGTGCTAGAAAAGGGTTAGAAAAAAGAATGTATTACTCAATAAAACCAAAAGGTAATCCAAAGATTGGACACACATACGTTGGTAGCAAACTCTTTAATGACGTGGGAGTGCAAAAGATAATTGACTCATTAGATAAAGATTGGTTTAAATCACAAGTAGAACACTCTGTTACAGATGAAATGAATGATGATATAGAAAAAACAAGAGTAGGTAAGGAACAAAATTTAAAAATTATAAACGAACATTTTCCATACCCACAAATATCAAATTTAATTTCAGAAATAAATAATGATTACTGGCGATTTGATGTTACAGGTTTTGACATGTATAACGATCATCCTCAAGTGTTTCGTTATGATGTAGGAGGAAAATTTGACTGGCACTCTGACGTAGGTAAGAGTGCTCCAACTAGAAAGCTTGCATTCTCATTACAGTTGTCTGATTCAGATGAATACGAAGGTGGAAATTTAGAATTTTTTGGACATGAGTTTGATAAAAGAACAAGAGAGAAGGGAAGTCTTATTGTTTTTCCAAGTTTTATTTTTCACAGGGTGACTCAAATAACAAAAGGCACAAGATTTGCAGTCGTTGGCTGGGTTCACGGACCAACCTTTCAATAAGTTTCAAATATAATAATTAAGATTTATCGGTTACGCCTGATATATCTTGAGCGTCAGCTATAGTTCCATAATCACCATTTAAAATTGCTGCGTACAAATCTTTACCGTGTTGTTCTGAGTCATAAGAGGTCGCAAGAAAAGGAGTGTAACCTAACTCTTCAACGTGTTGCCATTTTGCATCTATTACCAATCCTTTTTCTCTGTTACCATTAGAATCTTTTTGGTAATACCTTACTTCATTACCATTTTCATCCTTTTCAGTGTTAGCGAAATATTCATATCTTGGGTTTTTAGCATCAATTAAA